GGTGATTCGGTTTATGAGAACAGAGGGCTGCTGTTTATATGATGTCACTGCCGCTGCAACTACCTCTGTGATCACAGATGAAAGTTGGAGGTGATTCCGATGATATGAAATGCTTGTAATAAAGCAGAAAAAGATGTGATCGAGAGAAGCTGAAAAGATGTGATTGAGAGAAGGTGATAATTTGAATATTCTGAAAAGCATTTTCAAGCGCAAAAGTGAGAACAGAGCCAATCGCTCTTCCATGCCAGCAGGTGCGGGGTATCGCTTTTTCTTTGGGCAATCGGTATCCGGCGCAACTGTTAATGAGCGCACTGCGATGCAGATGACAGCCGTTTATGCCTGTGTGCGTGTGCTTGCGGAGTCTGTGGCAAGTCTGCCACTGCATTTGTATAGGAGAGGAGGCACATCTGAGAATCGGGAAAAGGCAGAGGAGCATCCGCTGTTCTTCCTGCTGCATGATGAGCCGAATCCTGAAATGACAAGCTATATGTTCCGTGAAACGCTGATGACGCATCTGCTGTTATTCGGCAATGCTTATGCACAGATTCTCCGGAACGGCAAAGGCGAGGTTCTCGGCTTGTATCCGCTGATGCCGAACAGGATGAGCGTTGAGCGTGATGAAAACGGAAAGCTGTTCTATCGGTACTATCGATATAATGAGGCAATCAAAGAAAAGCACAATCAATATTTACTCCTGACACCGCAGGATGTGCTGCACATTCCGGGACTGAGCTATGATGGCTTGGTAGGTTTCAGCCCGATTGCCGCTTGCAGAAATGCGGTAGGCGCAGGTCTTGCCGCTGAAAACTACTCAGGCAGATATTTTGCCAATGGCGCAGCACCAATGGGCGTTCTGGAACATCCGGGATTAATTAAAAATCCGTCCTTACTGCGTGAATCATGGAATGCGGCATATGGCGGTACACAGAATGCCGGTAAGGTCGCAATACTCGAAGAAGGCATGAAGTTCACACCAATATCTGTATCGCCGCAGGATGCACAGCTATTGGAAACCAGAAAATTCACCGTTGAGGAGATATGCCGAATCTTCCGTGTGCCGCCGCATCTGGTGCAGGATCTGGAACGAGCAACATTCAACAACATCGAACAGATGAGTATCGACTTTGTGATGTACAGCCTGATGCCGTGGCTTGTGCGGTGGGAACAGTCAATGTCCAAAGCACTGCTCAGTCGGGAGGAGAAAAAGCGGTATGAGATCAGGTTCAATGTGGACGGTCTTCTCCGAGGCTCTCATAAGGAGCGATATGAAGCATATGCAGTCGGCATTAACAACGGTTTCATGTGTCCGAATGATGTGCGCCGTCTGGAAAATATGGATGTGATCCCGAACGGAGATATTTTCATGGTGCAGGGGGCAATGATGCCGCTGGATATGGTCGGTGCGGCATACACATCTGATACACTTGATAAGCCGTCGCATGACCGAAATGATACGATTGGAGGTGATAATAGAAATGATAGCAAAAAATGAAAATAGATTGGAGGTGAAGAAGATGGATAAGCACTTCTGGAAATGGTCACGGAATCAGCAGCAAAATGCGGAACAGCCTGTGAATACAGGCGAAAGCAGAGATGTGGATGAAAGCAAAGCCGCAGAAGAATATATTCTCTATCTGAACGGCACAATTGCGGATGAAAGCTGGTTCGAGGACGACATCACCCCTGCGCTGTTTAAGGCCGAACTGGAAAAGGTCAATGCGCCGCTCTCTGTTCACATCAATTCTCCCGGCGGGGATTGCGTGGCTGCGGCACAGATTTACACGATGCTCATGAACCATCCGTATGATGTCACTGTCAAGATCGATGGCATCGCAGCATCAGCGGCATCTGTGATTGCAATGGCAGGCACAAAGGTTCTGATGAGTCCGGTATCAACCATGATGATCCACAATCCCGCAACTGCCGCAATGGGAGACCACACCGAAATGGAAAAGGCAATCGCTATGCTGGATGCAGTAAAGGAGAGCATCATCAATGCCTATGCGATCAAAACAGGACTGAGCCGCAAGGAGCTGGCAAAGCTGATGGATGCAGAAACATGGATGGATGCAGGGAAAGCCGTAGAGCTTGGCTTTGCGGATGGAATCCTGACTCGTGATGCAGAGCCTTATCACAATTCCGCGCCGATGCTGTTTTCACAGCGCAAGGCAGATGCAGTCCTTGTGAACAAGATGCTCGGTGAGACTGTTTCTGTTCCGATCCAACCGCTGTATGACAGATTGGAAGCATTGCGCCATCAGATCAATCCACTGTGACACTGTTGCTAACTGATGACGCTGTAAAGTTAGTTTATACTCTGTTCCGTTTAGACTTCTCAAATCCGAGAGGTCTTTTTTATTTGTGCTGCAAAAGTGATTAACCGCAATCACAGCAGTATAAAAACCTTGACTTGTGCGCCCGGCACTCTCCGGGCAGAAGGAGGAAAAAATGAAAAACTTCACAATCAATGTGCTGCGTGAGAACCGCGCAAAGAGCTGGGAAGCTGCAAAGGCGTTTCTCGATTCTCACCGCACCGAAAATGGCACGCTCTCCGCTGAGGATGGTGCTGTCTACGACCGCATGGAGGCTGAGATCATCGCACTTGGCAAGGAGATCGAGCGTATGGAGCGCAGTTCCGCACTGGAAACTGAGCTTTCACGTCCGGTCACTTCGCCTCTTACGAATATTCCCGGCGGTACAATGGAAAACAATCGTACCGGCCGCTCCTCTGAAGAATACAAGCGTTGTTTCCTGACCGCCCTTCGCAGCAATTTCCGTCAGATCAGCAATGTTCTCACGGAAGGTACAGATACCTCCGGCGGCTATCTTGTGCCGGATGAGTATGATGCCCGCCTGATCGAATCCCTCGAAGAGGAAAATGTGATGCGCAGCCTCGGCACTGTGATTCAGACCAACGGTGAGCGCAAGATCAATGTGGCAGCATCAAAGCCTGCGGCATCGTGGATCGAGGAATGCGGGGAACTTGTATTTTCTGATGCACAGTTCGGTCAGATCATCCTTGATGCGTATAAGCTGTCGGTCGCTGTGAAGGTCTCCGAGGAGCTTCTTGCGGATAATGCCTATAACCTTGAAAGCTGGCTGATCAGCTCGTTCTCCCGCGCACTGGCAAACAGCGAAGAGGAAGCGATGATCATCGGTGATGGAGTAAGCAAGCCGACAGGTATTCTCACAAGCGGTGAGGTCGGTATTACGACTGCCGGGAACAAGATCGAGGCAGATGAGATCATCGACCTGATTTACAAGCTGAAGCGTCCTTACCGCAGCAAGGCGGTGTTCCTGACGGCGGATTCTACCCTTGCCGCCATTCGCAAGCTGAAGGACAGCACCGGGCAGTATCTCTGGCAGCCTGCGCTGACTGCGGGAGAGCCTGATCGTCTGCTTGGTTATCCTGTGTACACTTCCGCCTATGTTCCCGCCATTGCGGCAGGTGAACCTGTGGTTGCATTTGGCGATATGAGCTATTACAACATCGGCGACCGCGGCATTCGTTCCTTTGCGGCACTTCACGAGCTGTATGCAGGTGTCGGTCAGGTCGCATTCGTTTGCAAGGAGCGTGTTGACGGCAAGCTGGTACTGCCGGAGGCTGTGCAGATCATGAAGATGAAAGGCACGACAGGGAACGGCTGATAATCAAGGACTGTGATCACAAGCCCATTATACAGCGATAAACCATAACTGTCAAGGGCTTTGAAGACGAAGGTTTAAAGGACGGTTTTATAAACTTTGACAGGCAGGGGCTGAAATGCTGTGATACACAGATGCTCCTGCCTGATCTCTTTTAAGGTTATGGTTTATGGTTTATGTTTCATTTCAACAGGGAGGTATGTGTATGAAGAATGAAACGAATGATAAGAAGAATAGTACAGACAAAGACAATAAAAACTCCACTCTCATGCAGCGGGAAACAGACTACAGCTTGTGCCGTAAAATCTCGGAAAGGCTGCTGAATATGGGCTTGCTGACCGAAGAGGAGTGCATCCGTATTGATACAATTCTGAGACAGAAATTTCGCCCATCTTTGTCTATGTTTATCTCCGAAAATCCTTGATTTATCGCACTTTATAGGGTAATATGGTAACTGCCAATGGTGCGGGGAGATGGTATGAAACTGCGCTTCAGGATGCATCATTATCCACCCGCATCAAGGGCAAGACCCATAGATGCTCATAGCAAAATTCATAGCAGACCATGTGAGCATCATTCATCTTTCTGATATTCATACAGTATCAAGAAAGCAAGAAGGCAAATAATCACACAAGGAGGAATCATCATGACAGAAGAAAACAAGGTCAGAGTGACTGCGCTCAGAAATCAGGGCTACGGTTATCTGAAGATTGCCAATCAGCTCGGCATCAGTCTCGGCTCGGTGAAGAGTTTTTGCCAGCGCTGCGGATTGAGGGAAACACCGCAGTCCACGTCAAAAAAGCCTACACAGCCGAAGTCCAATGCATCAGATGCTCTTGACGCACTCGCTTCTCTCGAAACACGCTGTAAGCAGTGTGGAAAGCCGATCCTGCAGCCGCCTCATGCGAAGAAAAAGCTGTTCTGCTCAACATCCTGCCGCTACAAGTGGTGGAATGCACATCCGGAGTATGGTTCTCACAGAACAGTGCATAAGTTCACCTGCCTGACTTGCGGAACACCATTTGAATCGTATCAGAAAAACCGCAAGTTCTGCTGTACCGAATGCTACATCAAAAGCAGATACAAGGACAGCAGTGGGAGGGAGAACGCATGAAGGAGGTAATCGTTCTCAAGCCCGACAGTAGACAACCTGAAAAGCGCAAGCGTGTAGCGGCTTATGCAAGAGTCTCCGACGATTCCGATCCGATGATCCGTTCCGTGGAGGCACAGGTCAGCTATTACAGCCGCATGATCCAAAGGAATCCGAAATGGGAATATGCAGGCGTTTTTGCCGACAGGGGGATTTCCGGAACAGGCACAAAACATCGTGATGCATTCCATGAACTGATGGTAAAGTGTGATAAGGGAGAAGTGGATATTATCCTGTGCAAGAGTATTTCCCGATTTGCACGCAACACGGTTGACTTGCTTTCAAACATTCGCCATCTGAAGGAGATCGGTGTAGAGGTTCGGTTTGAGCGAGAAAAGATCAGCACATTCAGCAAGGAAGGCGAATTCATGCTGACCATTCTTGCATCCTTTGCACAGGAGGAATCCAGATCGATTTCCGAAAATGTCAAATGGGGTATGCGAAAGCAGATGCAGGCAGGAACAGCACATTATTATAAGCAGCGCATTGTGGGCTACTGCTATGATGAAGAGCAGCAGAAATATGTGATCGTTCCGGAAGAAGCAGAAACTGTCCGATATATATTCCGTGAGTATCTGCATGGTGTATCGCTTTCCAAAATCGCACGGATATTGACTGAGAAGGGGGTCAGAAAACATTCAGGCGGAACTTTTGATACACATTCCTTAGCGGACATGATTGAGAATCCAATCTATGTCGGAGACCTTCTGCATCAGAAGCTATATGTGGAAAGCCATCTGACACATAAGCCTGTGACCAATCACGGAGAACTGCCGCAATATCTTTACAAGGACTGCCATGAGCCGATCATCGACAGGGAGACCTTTGAAATGGCTGCTGAGATCCATGAGAAAAGAAGGAAAATGTATCTGCGCCATAAATTCGGTTACCAGTACGATGCTGTGAATAAGCGTTTTGTAATCGTTCCGAAAGAGGCAGAGGCTGTAAAGCTTATTTTTAAGCTTTATGTGGAAAGATACAACTGTTCGGTAATTGCGAAAAAGCTCAATGAACTGGGGTATCGCTCCGCAAGGGGGAGCGATTTTAACATTAACATCCTTGAGCATTTTGTTCGGGATACCTTCTATGATCCGAATGATCAGACCAATGAACCGCATGATCCGATATTGGATTCGGAAACCTATGAAAAGGTGGAAGCAGAAAGACAAAGAAGGAAGGGATTGCATTGGACACAAATTTAATGACACCGAATATGATGCCGAATATGACATCAAATTCTATCATGACACCGCCGAGACAGGTAACCATTATCCCTGCTACCCGTGAGGTGCATAGTGCGGCAATCGAGGACACAGCCGTTAAGAAAAGGGTTGCAGCTTATGCACGAGTATCTACGGATAAGGATGATCAGCAGACTTCCTATGACACGCAGGTGACCTATTACACACGCTATATTCAGGAACGTGAGGACTGGGTGTTCGTCAAGATCTACGCAGACGAGGGACTCAGCGGCTTGCGCATGACCAAACGAGAAGCTTTCAAAACGATGATCGCTGACGCTCTTGCAGGGAAGATTGACCTTATCATCACGAAATCGGTATCACGTTTTGCGAGAAACACTGTTGACAGCCTGACTACCATTCGCAAGCTGAAAGAGCATGGCGTGGAGTGTTATTTTGAAAAGGAAAACATCTGGACGATGGATTCCAAAGGTGAACTGCTGCTTACCATCATGAGTTCCATAGCGCAGGAGGAGAGTCGTTCCACTTCTGAGAATGTGCGCTGGGGCAAGAGAAAGGCAATGGCAGACGGAAGGTACTCGGTTGCATACTCAAAGCTGCTGGGGTATAAGAAAGGCCCGAAAGGCGGGCTTGTGATCGATGAAGAGCAAGCGGTGCTTGTGCGCAGAATATTCAGCCTTTACTTGCAAGGTCATATTCCCTCACAGATCGCCAAAATACTGACTGCTGAAAAAATACTCACAGTTGTCGGAAAGCAAAAATGGACATCTCATACTGTCCTCAGTATCCTTAGAAATGAAAAGTATAAAGGCGATGTGTTGCTACAGAAGTTCTACTATCCTGATTTTTTGACAAAGAAACAGGTCAGAAACCACGGCGAGGTGCAGCAGTATTATGTCAAAGACAGCCATGAGGCAATCGTGTCTCCGGAAGTATTCGATCATGTTCAGCGACTGCTGACAATGAAGAAAAGCGGCAAGCGGCAGAACCGACCGAACCTCCTTTCTACCAAGATCATCTGCGGAGACTGCGGCGGGACATATGGCTCAAAGGTCTGGCATTCGACTGACAAGTACAGGCGTGTAATCTGGCAGTGCAATGACAAGTTTCAGGGGGTGAAGTGTTCAACGCCACATCTGACGGAAGAACAGGTTAAAGAGTTATTTATTAAAGCAGTGAATCTTTTGCTGGATAAGCGCAGAGGGATTATTGCAACATATGAAAGAATCATAACTGTTGAGCTTGATACAGCAGAGCTTGAGAAGAAACAGCGCATCGCATCGGAAAGGCTGATAAGGATCGAGGAAGAAAACGCAGAGCTTATCACGCAGAACGCAACACTTGTTCTTGATGAAGAAATCTACAAAGCACAGCATGATGAGATCTTGGCGCGATATGAGGAAACAAGCAAAGAACTGCAAGAGCTGAATGCCAAAATCAACGATATGGTCGCACGCAGGGAAACGATCAGGCGTTTCTGGCACGAGTTTGAAAAGCTGGAACCTGTAACGGAATTTGACAACATCCTGTGGATATCCCTGCTTGACGAGATGATAGTTTACAGCAAGGAAAGGATTGTGTTCGTGTTCAGGGACGGTAGCGAGGTTGAGGTTACAACCTGACATCATTCTTTCGAAGCATTATCCGAACCATGACCGTCCGAAACATTATCCGAATCATGATCTTCCAAACCTGCATAGCACACAGGATGTCATAAATGACCGCTTGTGAACGATGCAAGGGTGGAGGTTATAAAGAGAGCAAGGGAGCGTGGGTTTGATGCCTGCGCTCCCTGTTTTTTTGTTTGTAGTGATATTATTCCGCTGTCATCCGCAGTCAATTCTCCCCTGTGTTTATGATCACAGGCTATGAAGTATTCAGATGTTTTCGGTTTTAGCCGTGAACTCTTCTTCGGTCAAATCTGCTTCGGATGCAGCCTGTGTAAGCGTCAAGAGTCCTTTTTTCACAAGCTCGGCAAGTGTGGCAAGCTTACCTTCTTCAAAATACTCATCTCTAAAAGCAGCCATTGTTTTCTGCTCATTATACTCAGTTAAGAACACATCTTTCACCTATCAAGCATCAGTCAGCTGAGAAGAAAGCTCTTCAATCTTAGCAATAGAAAGACCAGTGAGTGCCGCAATGTCCTCAACAGTGTCTTTGCCACGTTTCAGGAGAGCAATTGCGACGTTGGCTTCCCCTTCTTCAATATACTCATCTCTAAAAGCAGCCATTGTCTTCTGCTCATTATACTCAGTTAAGAACACATCTTTCACCTCCGCACGATTATCGAGCAGGAACTGTCTGATGACGAAATCTTCCGGCATATTGTCGAGAGTCATGTCAACAGCCAATTCGATGTTTACACCCTTTTTGTCGTTGTTTCGGACTTCTTCCACAAACCATGAATACTCTCTGAGCGGCTCACAGGCATCCATCAGTTCCTTGTTGTGACCATAATTCACATTCAGCATGGTGACTGTCACTTCAATTTGAGGATCTGCGCTGTTTGTGAAAGCGTCACTCAGTTTCAGGATGACCTTATCCTCCTTCTTGTTCCTGCCGTTGTAGAAACAGATGCATCTCGGTGCAGGAATCTTCTGCAAAGTGGAGGAGTACACATTTATATTGTGGCTTTCAATAAACTTGTCATACGCCTTACCAGCGTACATG